ACACCTGTTAATCGCGATGAAGCAATGTCAGTTCCAAGCGTTGCGCGTTGCCGCAATTTGATTGCTTGCACAATTGGTGGTTTACCACTTGAACTTTACAAGAAATCAACAGGCGAAGAATTAGGTTCTCCATTATGGCTTGAGCAACCTTCGGTTACTCAACCACGCAGCATTACAATTGCATGGACAGTAGATAGTTTGTTATTTTTTGGAGTTGCTTATTGGCGCGTTACTGAAGTTTATTTTGATGATGGTCGCCCTGCACGTTTTGAATGGATTGCACCGGGTCGCGTTTCATTCACAACAGATGCAAACACAAATTTTATTACTCAATATACAATCGATGGATCGCCTGTTCCAATGTCAGGTTTAGGATCACTTGTTACATTTCAAGCACAAGATGAAGGTATTTTACAGCGGGGCGCTCGCACACTTCGCAGCGCCATTGATCTTGAAAAGGCAATGCGTGTAGCTACATCTACTCCAATGCCATCTGGTGTCATTAAAAATACCGGTGCAGATTTAGCACCAGCCGAAGTTCAGGGAATTTTATCGGCATGGAAAGCAGCGCGTGAACAACGCAGCACCGCTTATCTCACCAGCACACTTGAATATCAGCCAACATCATTTAGCCCACGCGACATGATGTTTGTTGATGCAATTCAAAATACAGCTACTCAAATTGCACGAATGATGAACGTCCCTGCCTATTACATCAGCGCAGATATGAACAACAGCATGACTTACGCAAATGTTCAAGATGAACGCAAGCAATTCGTGGCGCTATCACTCGCACCGTACATCAACGCAATACAGGATCGTTTATCCATGGATGATATAACGGCGCGAGGCAATGTTGTTAAGTTTGATGTTGATTCTGCTTTCCTTCGGGTTGATCCGATGGAGCGTTTGAACGTCATTGAAAAAATGCTATCTCTCGGCTTGATTACAGTTGAGCAAGCCATGGAAATGGAAGATCTCACACCTAATGGAAACCAAGATGTTACTTCAGTTCAGTAGCGACATTACCTGCAACACAGAGGAACGCACCATTACCGGCAAGATTGTGCCGTTTGGTGATTCTGAAGTTGGTTATACCAATGTTGGTAAAGTTGTGTTTGAAGCTGGCTCAATTGAAATTCCTACAAGCCCTAAGCCAAAACTTTTGCTTGAGCATGATCCTAAAAAGCCAATCGGACGTTTGGTTTCATTCACAGAGGATGAGTCAGGCATTTATGCAACATTCAAAGTTGCTAACACCCAACGCGGAACAGATAGTTTGATTGAGGCAAGCGAACAATTACGTTCAGGTTTGTCAGTTGGCGTTGAAGTCATTGCTGGAAAGCAAGAAAAAGATCGTTACAAAGTCAAATCAAGTTTGCTCAAAGAAGTATCACTCGTACAGGCAGCCGCCTTCAAGAGTGCTGAAGTTTTGAGCGTAGCGGCTTCTCAAGAAGAAGTCGTTGAACAACCAACCCAAAACGAAAGCGAGGCAGTCGTGGAGAACACTCCAGACACCGCAACCGTTGCGCCTGTGGTAGAAACCCCTGCGGTGGAAGCTGCGCGCCCAACAGTTGTTGCACCAATTTATGCGAAGCCACGTATTAACGTAACTCCGCTAACAATGCTAGAAAACACAATCAAGGCATCCGTATTTGGCGATGAAGATGCACGTCAATGGATTGCAGCAGCATCCGATACTGACACAACAACTGACGTTCCCGGACTTGTTCCAACTCGTCAATTGACTGAAGTTATCAACCCTAAGACAACAGGTGTTCGCCCAACAATCGATGCAGTTTCATCTGGAACCCTTCCAGATGCGGGTATGAAGTTCCAAATCCCACGCGTTAAGACCGCTCCAACAGTTGCGACTGTTGCTGAGGGTGGCGCTTTTTCTGATACACAGACTGAAATCGAGTACATCGATGTTGATGTCAAGAAGGCTGCCGGGATGCAATTATTTTCGGTCGAAGTCCTTGACCGCACAAGTCCGGCGTTTCTTTCCGAGCTTCTCACACTTATGGGCGATGCTTATGCTAAGCACACCGATTATGCACTTGTAGATAAAATCCTTACCGATGGAACCGCAGATGCAACTGCTGTAACATTGCCTTGGGATGGTGCAGAATTCTCCGCATTTATTTCACGCGGTGCAAAGTCCATTTACAGCAACACGTTCAAGTTCGCAACCGGCGTTGTTGTTTCCCCTGATCAATGGGCAAACATCACCGCATTGGTAGATTCACAAAATCGTCCAATCTTCAATGCAGCAGCTCCACAAAACGCTGGCGGTAATGTTCAGGTTGATTCAATCCGTGGAACAGTTCTCGGACTCCCACTTTATGTTGATTACAATCTCTCAGGCGATGGCGATGGCACAATTCTTGTGCTCAATCGCGATTCCTATACTTGGTACGAGTCACCACGCCTACAACTCCGCGCTGAAAAGGTCGGAACCGGCAAGGTTGAAATCGGCATGTACGGCTACTACGCAATTGCAACAAAGGTTGCTGCGGGAGCCTTCAAGTTCAACAAGGCGTAATAGCCTAGAAGTAGAGTTACCCCGGCGCACAGCCCTTGCGCCGGGGCTAACATAAGAAAGGATAAAGATGGCAGCCACATTCGTAACTGAAGCCGAATTGCGTTCAGCACTTGGCATTGGCAATCTTTATTCATCAGCAGTCGTAGAAGAATGTTGCCAAGCGGCTGAAAATATTGTTAAAGCAAAACTTTGGTATAACGAGTTTCCTGTTGTCGCTCACGAAAGCACCACAAGCGTTGCAACTATTTATTTTGACGTAATCCATCCATTTATTGTTGGCGACACCATTACCGTTGAAAACTGCGGCGCTAAATACAATGGATCAAAGACCATTACAGCGGTTACAACTTACGGCGTTAGTTACACCGTAAACAACGCAACAGCCGAAGTCAAAAACGCCCTTGTACCTTACGGGAAGGCTTACGGTACAACTCATATAGATTATTCAACATTACCTGAAGTCAATGAAGCATCACTTATGGTTGCTATTGATATTTGGCAGGCTCGCCAAGCATCCAACGCTGGCGGTATTTCACCTGATTTTCAACCTTCGCCGTATCGCATGGGTAATACACTCATGGCGCGAGTTCGCGGTTTGCTTGCGGATCACTTAGCTCCGGGCGGTCAAGTAGGCTAATGTCAGCAATCTCTACCCTACGTGGAACAATCGCGACTGCGCTAACTGATAATGCGGCGTGGCAGGTGTTTTCCTTCCCCCCTGCCACTCCCCTTGCCAATAGCATTGTCGTGCAGCCTAGTGATCCTTATATTGAGCCAAGCAACGATCATTACAAGACGGTAAAGCCTAAAGTTAATTTCAAACTCATTGTGCTTGCGCCAATGTTTGACAATCAAGGCAACCTAATTAACATTGAAGATTATTATTTGAACATAGTAAACAAGCTGGAAGCATCGAACATTGCTTACTCGATTGGGTCTTTCAGCGCACCCGCAGTCTTGACCGGCGTAGCAGGCGATCTGCTATCTGGTGAAGTATCTATCAGCGTTCTATCAGATTGGAGCTAATCATGGCTGAGAACGACAAAGAGCGCGAGGCTTTTCTTGCCAAAATCGGTCAGGTAAAGCCAATCGCAAAACCAGAACCAAAAACAACCGCTAAGAAAGATGAGGAATAACCACAATGGCGATTACTCTAAATAACAAGGTCGGAGTTAAGATTGCGTCTATCGATCTTAGCGACCACGTTACTTCAGTAACCCTTAACCAAGCTTTTGATGAGCTTGAAGTCACCGCAATGGGCGATACTGCACACAAGTTCGTAAAGGGCTTAGAGTCAGCAACCCTAACTGTATCGTTCTTAAACGATCAGGCAGCAGCATCCGTTCTCGATACACTTTCCGATGCATACGGCACAACCGTTGCATGGAAGTTGATTCAAGACAAGGCTGGATCAGTTTCAGCAACCAACAAGCTATGGACAGGCGATTTACTTGTCAATAACTTGACACCAATCAACGGCGCAACAGGCGACATGGCAACAATGGACATTACATTTACTGTAAACTCCGCTGTAACTGTCGCAGATAGCGGCACGTTCTAATTTCATAAAGGGGCATCATGGCAAGTCTTAAAGTTACTAGGGCAGATGGCACAGAGTCAGTCCACGAGATTACTCCAGCTATTGAGTACGCTTTTGAGCAATACGCTAAGAAAGGTTTTTATAAAGCCTTTCGTGAAGATCAAAAGCAATCAGATATTTATTGGCTTGCGTGGGAGTGTCTGCGTAGGGCGGATGCACCAGATGTTAAACCGTTTGGGGATAAGTTCCTAGAAACTTTAAAGGCTGTTGAAGTTTTAGGGGATGAGTCCCCAAATGGCTAACGCGCAATTCTTGGACATATCGGATAGCCCAACTATCGATACACACAGGGATTGCGCCTAGTGAGTTCATCAACATGGATCGTGATTTATTAATCGCTTTTCATGAAGTGTTAAAAAAACAAGCGGAAGATAGGAAACATGCCGGTCGTAGTGGAAGGCGTAACAGAGCTTAAGAAAGCCCTGAAAAAGTTTGCGCCTGATCTACTTGCTCAGATGAACGATGAAATCCGCACAGCATTAAAAGAAGTTACAAATGATGCTAAATCTAAAGTGCCGAGTCAGGCTCCCGGCAATATGTACAATTGGCAGGACAAAGGCATCGAACCTGCATCGCGAACATCTCGCGCACGAGGATTCCCTAAATACAACAGCAATGTCATCAAACGCGGCTTGACTTATTCAATAGCTCGCAAGAAAGCAAATAGTAAAGGTTTTTCTAGCCTATATTCATTGCTTAACAAATCTGCTGTTGGAGCAATCGTTGAAACCGCTGGTAGCCAAAATCCGTTTGGCAGACCACAAAAAGCAACGCGGCAATATGGTCAAAGTTCAAAAGAAATTGGTCAATCCAATAATCCTAATGCAGGTGCTTTCTTTGTAGGGCGTATGAACGCAGTTGGAGCATTAAAAAAGTACGATAACAAAAGTAAGTTCAAAGGTCGTTTATTGTATGCCGCTTATGCCGAAAACAATGGCAAAGCGTTGGATGCAACGTTTAGAGCTATCGACAAAGCTTCACGATTATTCCGTGAGCGCACAACGGTTAGAAAGGCTGCTTAATGTCTAATATCCGCATTGATATAGCATCTGAATTCAAAGATAAAGGTTTTAAGAAAGCCCAAACTGCTACACAAAAACTTAACACGAATTTACTTAGATTAGGCAAAACCATAGTTACGGTTTTTGCTGCACGTGAAATTGTGCAATTTACTAAAACATCTGTGAAAGCATTTGCGGAAGAAGATCGTGCAATTCGTAGCCTTGCTACATCTATGGACAACCTTGGGCTTGCGTTTGAGGGTGCAAACATTGAAGGCTTTATTGGCGACCTGCAAAGAACG